CAGCTATTTGTTTCTTCTGTTGATCTGTTAATTTTTCCCCGCTCTTTTCAGCTGTTGATACTGCTTTTTCATATGCTCCAATAGCCTCAGAGGAAGTCATAGTTCCTTGATTTAAGAATGGAAGAACATCGGCAAAGGTTTTAAAGTTTTTAATTACTTCGGGAGAAACACCAGCCAATTTACCCATCTCTACAGCAAGAGATCTTAAGTAATTTGCCTCATTTGCTACACCTTGAGCAGCATCCGACATACCTTTTGATACAAACATTCCATCCTTGAACGTTGTATATTTATCAAGCATTTCTTGCCAACTATTGTTTTCATCGAAGCCCGCTGTTCCCTTAAATAATTTAATTATATTATCTCTAGAAGCTCTTTGAACCTCTTCCATTTGACTATTAAATTTATTTAAAACAAATGCTTTTTGAGCAGGATCTAAAGAAATCATTCTATCCCAAATAGCTTTTGCTGTTCCAGCAGCGCCCTGATTAGTTTTCATTCTTCCGGTCATATCTTGAACAAATTTACTTAAATCATTTTGAGCCGCCCTAAAATCAAAATCAACTTTAATATTGCCCATAATTTGTTCAATTTCTGCCTTTGATTTACCAGCGGCTCTTAATAGAGCTTGTATACCATTATTAATTTGATCTTGTCCAATACCTTGCCCCTGAAGCTTATAGATTTCCATTCTAACAGCCTCATAAAGTTTTTTATCTGTTAAACTTCTTATTTGTTCAACTAGTGGACTATTTTCTGTTTTTAGCTTTTCAGCGATACTATCAATACCGTCTTTTACCTGGCCAGATTCATTTCTAATTTGACCCATATCAGCCTTAACAAAACCAAGAGCTTTTGACCATCCTTCTGTAGATCTTGTTATTTCCTCTATACGTTGAATCTGTGCTCGTTCTTCCTCTGTGATAATTCTATAAAGACCATAACCAACAGCAGCAGTAGCGCCAGCAACCAATGTTGCTGGATTAACTAAAAACCTACCAAGACTTGCCATTAATCCAGATGCTTTACCACCTAAACCACTCAACATTCCTGTTGCTCCAGAAGAAGCATTTGCTATATTTTGAAACATAGCTGTATTTTTTATTGCTGTTCCAACTTTAGATAATATTGGAAGCATTGCATAAATACCGGCCGAGGCAAGAGAAATATAACTTAACCATTTAGCCCATTCACTGTTTCCATCTACGGCCATTCCAACAAGACCACTAACAGCAGAAACCGCAAGTAATGTTTCTCCTCTAAATTGCATTTGGAATCTAGAGGCCTCTTCTGTATTTTGAGCAACAGATTTCATCCCCAATGCATTTTTATCAATCATTGATTGTATCTGAGTATTCCAGCCAGGATTATTTAGAGGGTTAAGTACTCCTCGACTTTCCAAGCTTGTTTGCGCAAATCTTTGATTTAAGATTGGATTGGCAAATGATCCTACATTTTGAATCATTCCAGAAACATTCCACATGGCCGGGTTAGAAGTTAAAGCCGCTTGTTTTTGTGCTTGACCTAGAGCAGTATATGCCGCAGTCATTTTATTCATCTGCATAACAACAACTTGCATGTAATCTGCTTGGGTTAATAAGCTTTTGTTGTAACTATCAGAAGCAAGTTCATTAGCTTTTTGCTCAACAGTCATTGTTTTATAATTATTACCAAGCCTCATCATAAAGCCGACAGCTTTACCCATAGTACCAATAAGGTTACCTATAACACCAACAATCATAACTAAAGGACCAGCAATAGCCGCAACTGTTCCACCAATGGCTATGCCGGTTTTTACCCAATCTGGTAAAGCATTAATAAATGCAAGAACATTTGCACCAATATCTAAAATAATAGTACCAGCCTTTAAAGCAATTTCACCAAATTGCTGCATTTCAGACTTAAAGCCCTCTAATGCTCTCTTAAATTGCCCAGATAGACTATTAACTTGCGTATCAAGTTCTGCTGTTGCTGTATTGGCTAATTCACTGGTACTTTGCCCAGCAACTTCCATTGCTCTTCCAACTTGTCCGCCCGTATCTGCTAAACCTTGAAGAATAGCAGTCATACGAGTCATTTGATATGATCCGGCAAGTTGACCAATAAGTTGTTGTTGTTCAGCGACCCCTAAATTAGCATCTTGAATTATTTTGGAAAGACCCATTAAGGTAGGCATCAATTGCCCATTTGTTTGTTTAATAAAGTTTTTTAGAGATTTTCCTGTCAATTGATTAAATAGCTGTTCTGTCTCTTTAGCCGGATTTAATAAACGGTTCATTAATGTTTTAATAGCATTGGCGCCTTCAGCAGCATCTACACCACGCTCTTTCATAGCAACAAGAACTGTACCAAGTTCTTTAATAGAGCCGCCCAGTTCGGCAACTGGTGCTGCTGCTCTAGGAATTGCTTCTGCGAAATCAGACATGCTCAATGATGTAGCATTCTCAACAGCGTTCATATAATTAATTGCTTCCGCTGTTTCCTGGGTGCTCATTTTAAATGTTGATTGTAGTGAAATAATAGATTTTAATGATTGCATTCTATCCATTTCACCTAATGTTGCCAATCTTTGAGATTCGGCAGTTGCTCTTTGTAGCTCTACGCCAGTTTTTCCAACAGCAGCAAATTCACCCATAACTTCAAGACTTTCTTTAACACTTTGTCCCATAGTATTGGAAATCATTTTTGCTGTTTCCATCGACATTTCTCTTAAACCTTGAGTAGCACCATCATATACTTTTTCAATTCTGGTTAATTCTTTATCAACAGTAAATGCATATACACCAGCAGCCGCAGCAGCGGCAGCAAAAGGAATAGTAATACCAACCATAACTTGTCTACCGGCCCATTGCATATTCTTACCCCAGTTCTGCACCTGAGTTCCAAGAGCACTCATCATTTGGCTTTGAATTTGCAATTGCCTATTTGAACGCTCTAAAGCATCGGCAAATCCCATAGCCGATGCTTTAGAAGGTATAAACATTTGTTGCATTCCATTTGGTCCAGTAAATTGGGATGCCCTAGCAAGACGCATTTGTTGTGTTGCTAGCTCTTTTGATGTTTTAGTAAACTTAGTATAAAGATCATCAAGGCTTCTTACCTCCAATTTATTCTTTTGGAGAAGTTTAACCATATCATCAGCTTGTTTTAAGCCAATATCCCATTTAAATTCTGGCTGATTGATAGATTTTAAGTTTTTTGCTACTGAATCAAAGCGCATTGCATTTAGCGTTTTTAAACGCTTTTCTAGATTTTCAACAGTTTGATTTAATCTATTGATTTCTGCATTAGCTTTGCTAAAATTAGCATCACCATAAAAATTAATGCTAATGTTTTCAGTAATTTTTACTCACCATCCTCTTCCTCAAAACTAAATAATCCAGATAGTTCATATTGCTCTTCGCTCATTTCATTCAATCTAGCCTGAGCACGACGTTTAACATCCTCAAAAGAAGAAGCCTTGCTATTTCCTATATCTACGCCTTGAAGTGCTGCCATGAATCGCATATTATCTTCTTTATAATCCCGGCCTTTTTCTAACAAAATACTCAGTTCTTCACGAGTTAAATTTGATTCCACATCATCAAAGTTTTTCCAGGAACCGGGATAAAGGTACATTAACTCTGCCTCAAGTTCTACTAAGTTGTCATCCCATTTGCTCTCATCGACATCTCTAGTTTTGGGTCATTCAACTTGATTCCTGCGGCTACTTCTAATATATGTTCTAAGCTTAATTGATCAACGTGATCAGCTAACACCTCAGAATCACTTAGTTCCGGCTCAAAAGTTTCCATTGCAACTGCAACAGCATCTAACAATACATCAATAAATGGTTTTTCTTTTATTTCATCTCTTTCAAAATCTAAGGCTTCAAAAACTTTTCTTAATTTTTTAATAGTTAGAGGATGAATTTTAATTGGTTTTTTCCAACCCTGTAACTCAATTTCTTCTACAGAATAAATTCTATTTGCCATTGTTAATCCTTTCACATTATCTTGTGTTATTATAACTGAACGTTTTTTATTTAGCAAACAACATAGCCCCGGATTATCCGGGGCTATGTAATAATGTGAGTGATTATGCAGTAGTAATTACTCTATCTCTAATTGAACCATATTCAGCACCAGAGACGCTTGATGGAAGCAACCGGAAAGATACTGGGAATACAGTAGCTTCAGCACGCTTTAAACCATGTGTAGATGATTCTACCTGTAATGATCTACGAGCATGATAAATTCTTTCTCTCTTTTTACCATCTACCTTTGAACGTGGTGCAAGACCAACAAATACTAATGATCTTTCTACAGGCTCAATGCCCAAAGCACCGGCAGCCATACCTAAATGTTCATCACCAGTATTTAGTGTAACACCATCAAAACCAGTGTTATCATTTAATCCAGCTACACCTTTAGCCTTATAAGAACTTGGTTGACCTTCAGCAGCATTAGGTGATTGAGCCCAAGCAACCATTAAGTTTTCTAGAGTTGCTTCTACTAATGTTGTATTGACTGTCATAGTCATTTTTTGCTTAAACATCTTCGCAGCATCAAGCAATTGGTCAACTTCTACTTCACCATAATCTGGTTCATAGGCTAATTCAACACCCTCTTGTGTATAACCGCTGAATCTCCAATCTGAACTACCATCTAATGCAGCAACTGCTGAAACCCCTGAGCTTAATGCAGGAACAGCAGGCGCAGGAACGTCTGAGTTTGCACTTACATAAAAGTCTTCATCAAGTGAATCTAAAGCAGAAATATATAGGGCGGCAGCTCCAACGATAATATTACGTGAATTACCTTGTGCCATTTATTTACCCTCCTTTTCCAAAAAAATCAAGTCTTAGCTTTTCTTCCACAGAAATTATATATTAAGTGTAATTATTAAGCAAATTACCACATTCCAAGCCCGCCACTAAAAGTAGTTTCTCCGGAATATGATCTATTTAAGCCCTCATAAGTTGATTCATAATGAACTACAATCATATATGCAAAACGTCCACCCTCATCTTCCGTTTCAGCTGGGCCTGCTGTTTGCGTTACACCAATAGATTTAAACTCAAATGGATTAGCATCATCATTTTTGTAAAAATCATTAATGTCTGCTGCCGACCAATCTTCTCGTTTACATAAGTCAGTTACATAATTAACAATTTCAGAGATTACATCAACGCTATGACTAAAAAATGTATACGTTATTTGACCACAAATCATAAAGGGTTGATCGCTCTCCGATGAAATAGAGAATGTATAAGTTCCAAAAGGAAGATCTACAAAACCTTCCTCTGATTCAGATGCTAATGCAGAATTATATGCTGAAATCATTTCAGGTGTTTGTTGTACCGGTAAAAAAAATGGTAATACTATATCTGTTGTAGAATTATCTAATTGTGTAATATAACTTTCAATACCAGGTATTATCTCTTGTTGTCTAAGCTTATATTCTATAAACTTATTAATTACAAATACTGGCGATTTTTCCCACTTACTCATTTTCCATCACTCTATTTCTTGCTGATTGAGCATATGTGTTATTTAAAGCATCTTGAAGTCTTCTGCCAATTGTAGGATCATAATTATTAACTTCAATTCCTATACTCTTGTTTCTAAATTTTCTTTTATTAATAACAGAAAGCTCGGTGGAAACAACTCTTGAAATCGTTTTTTCTGCCGGTTTTGAAATATATTGCTCAATAAGTTTTTTAGGTTGATTACCAGAAAACCATTGAAAATATTCATTTGTAAAAGCATTCCATGTTAAAGAATTACCTTGTTTTTCTATAATAACTGGATTTTTTCTAAAAACAATATTCCCAACAATTTTAGTATTTGAAGATCCACCATTAGATTTTGTTTTTGATTTTCCAGATTTTAATAAATAAACTAAAGCCTTTGCTCTTTTTCTACTAATCGTCACAGGAAGCCCATATTCTAATATCGGGGCTTTGTGATAAAATATATGAATTTTTTTTACACCAATGTCACTTAATTCTTCTGGTACTGGAACAGTTGTTTTAGAGTTTAAAAACTTAAAGTAAGACCTTCTATTTTTTCCACCACCAGTAAGAACATGTTTCCATAATTTATAGTTTGGATCACCAATTCTATTCCACTCATACATATGATGAAACTTTTTAGGATTCTTGATAGACTCCTCTGTCATATGCTTTATAAAGCCTGAAGAAACTATTTTATGAGTATTTTTCAAAACAGAAGATATGTGCTCAGTTGTTTTTAAAGTCAGGCCAACTGTATTAATTTTTTGTACAACTCTTTGAATTTTTTCTATTTCTACATTAAAATTAATTGCCATTGCCTTGAACCTCCGCTCTTTTGAGAAGAGTCTTATATTCTACAACTCGACCAAAGGGATCAGTTATAGGAGCTGATCCATTAGAATTAAACCATGTACCTGGCTTACCTTTGATTTCTTCTTCTTTCCATACTATTTCATTTGTATCTGCATTGCGAATATTTGTAACCCTATCACTTCTGCGTAAAGAAATACTGCTGGTAAATTTAACCCAATCAACATTTTCATATCGAACATCGAATTTTTCAGTTGTTCCAGCGTTTTTAATCCCACCATCTGCAATAATTTCCGCAAAACAATTAATAGTCTTTTCAAATATCCAACTTATAATCATTTGACCAGATGGCGAGGTTCCTAAAACCTTTTTATAAACATCGGCTTTAAAAACATATCTAGAAGATAAAATACATCCCATTTAAATTACCCCGATTGCAGGATAATTTCTGTATTCTTTGAGAAGCCTATCTACCGTGGCATTTCCAGTTCCTACAAATGCCCAATCATTAAATTCTAATCTCCAGTCTCCAGAACGAATATTATCCAAATATTTATTTCTATAATTTTGATCTGGACAAATATAATCCTCTATTAATAACCTTGCAGATTCTACCACTGGGTTAGGAATGCATTCGTAACCCCAAACTCCTGTAACTGTATAAATTACATTTCTCTTAAATTTATCATGTGGCTCACAAACAGGATCAAAGCTATCATAGGTTGATTGTTTTCTTAATATCCAACCATTTCCAGAAATTTCCCATGGAATATCTGTATCAGTATAAATAACATTATATCCATCGGACCATTGAACGTTAGTTTCAGATAGTAGTGGATGTGGAAGAATTAAACCATCTAATCCATTTCCCTCTACTCTAATTGCTGCTTCAAAAGTTTCAAAGGATTGCCCACAATATGAATTGATTACATATCGAACAACTCTTTCTGCTTCAACATAATCCGCATAAGCTTTATTATACTGAGCGAATTTATCAACAAAAAGATTCCAGCTAGCATAAGGCTTTACTATTTTGTAGCATTCGGTTACGATAAACGGTAAGGTTGAATAATTAAAAGACCAATTAACCTTAATGCTTCCTACCTTAGCATTATATGTCATAGGAAGAAGAATAGTATATTCTCCCGTCTTTCCCGGCGTTTTTGTAGAATTTCCTAAAGAAACTCCATCTACACTAACAGAAACTGATCCATCAGCATCTTTTGCTACACCATCTATATAGATAGTGTATTTTAATATTGATAAAGTATCTTCATAAATTTCATTCACATAAAATCACCAAAAAAATTGTAACATAGCAACAAATAAAAAGCAAAAGAGGGCCTTATAAGCCCTCTTTTTATGAATAAAATTGTTCTGCTTCTCTGGGGGTTGCTATTCTGAATGACTCTGGATAGAAATCTATGATATCTTGAGCTTTTTGCGCTGACATAACAACAAACGGATTTTTCTGAGTAAAAGTATAACCTAGTACTTGAAAAGAAAAGTTTTTTGAAACTAGCTTAAGAATTACATTACTTTGTGTCGTAAATTTTTCTGAAGCTTCTAATTTTTCTTTATTTTCATCAAATATATCTTCTGGATCATGTTTTGTTTCTTCTTCCATTTTTTGAAATTTAACCCATTGATCCCAAGTAACTCCACTTTCCTCTAAATTCTTTAAAGTTTCTGTTTTATTTTTACCTTGATCAACCGCAAAATACTCACAAATATCTTTAAGTTCTTCTACTCTCATTTTTTCAAATGACATTATTCCTCCTGGCAAAAGTTTATCATCGATGCAAATAAAAAGCAATAGGACTAGAAAACTCTAGTCCTATTATTGCTTAATGTATTTACTTACATATTACGCAACCAATTTAACGTTGTTAACAACTACGTGCGCATCGAGATTTTCAATTTGAACACCAAATCGAACGTAAACTGTATATTCAATGGTATCTTTCTTTTGATGGAAGTTACGATAAATTTTAACTTCTCTCTTGATACCCCATAAACGGTTCTTTGGATATGTTAACTCTAAATGACCATGATCACCAGAAGCACCACTATAAGTACCATCGGCAGTTTCATCAAACAATGGAACTTCTTTTACAGGAATACCAAACGCGTATGAAGAAATAAAACCAGCTCCACCTTCAGTACGAACGGGTCCAGTACGGATCATAGCTTCCGCAATATTTTCTGGTGTAGTACTTAAATCAGTTAGGCTGTATAGATAATCTTGAATTGCGTTTGAACCTGAATAAAAAGATAATTCTTGACGTCTTTGCATATAATTACGTGGCATAGCCTTTAGGGCTTTATTAAATTGTAATCTGTTCAAAGTTTGACCTTGACCATCAACAACATGGGCGCCTGCAAGGGCTAATTTATACCAGCCATTAAATGCTTTGATTAAAGGGTCTGAAGAAGCAGTATCACCGTTAATAGCCAAATCTTCAAGATCGTTACCAAATTGGGTAGCCATTAAACGTGCAATATGATCTTCTAAATCTTCTCCTTCAATATTATCCTCTAAAGATTCAGATGAAAGTTCCCAGTCTAAACGAATTTTCTTTGTTGTAAGTGTAACCTTACTAAAAGTTACAGCAGCGTTAACACCAGTATCAACAGCTTCAGTGGCTAAACGTGCAATTCTTTGACCAACACCAATTTTATCGATATCTCTTTCATTTGCGTTCATACGAATCTGACGACATTCTTTACCAAGAACTGTAGCATCAAACATATAATCAATAAATCTGTCTGCTTGGTCAGCATTTAATAGACCACCACCACCTGATCCTACTTCAGTGGTTCTAATTACTTTTTCAAGTAGTGTATTACTCATCGGATTTACTCCTTTCTATATTAGATTAAAGGTCGTTCGGTGATGGAAGAAAAGCACCTGACCAGGCATTACTCTTTCTAACAACTTTTTCTTCTTCTTTTTCAAGTGATTTCTTCGTTGCTGTGTTTTCCACAACACCTAATCTTTTTTCAACTTCTTGAGAAAGATTTGAGAAGTTTGTTTTAAATTCTTTAAATTGTCCATCAAGTTCTTGATGCTTAGTTAAAAGTTCATCTAGTTTCTCTTGTAGAGCTTTTTCCACTCCCTGAACTGTCTCTTTCACAGCTGAAATCGCAGCATCACGATCGCTACCATCTTTATGATATTTTGAAAGAGAATTTTGAATTTCTTCAAGGGCTTTTGATAAATTCTCCACATCAGTTTCTTTTTCTACACGAATTTCAGAGGCTTCCTCTGATTTAGTTACCTCAGTAACCTCTTCAGTTTTTACTTCTTCTGCCATTTTGGAACCTCCTTTCATATCATGTACCCGAGCTGTGTAAGCTTTTATAGCTTCACGAACTTTAACTGTTCTATCTTCACCCTCAACTGATTCAAACCAGCCAATGTTACTCATGTCTTTATTACATGCCGAACAGTTTAATTCTTCTTGTGTTGATGCTATAGCTATATTATCTGCATCACACCAAAAAATGGTTTCTACTTTATTTTCCGCCGCAAAACCTTCAACTTTAATGCCATCTTCACTTTTTATTACAGAAAAAACGTTACATAAATGATTAGCTGGAGAATCCACAAGACTCAATTCAACTAAATCATAATCTGTAATAAATCTAATAACTCTTCCTTCAGTATCAATATATGCATCGGAATAATTATTAATATTTCCACCTATAGAAAATCCAGATAAGGTGCCATCCAATACTTTTTCCCAAGTATCCTGAGCACCTTTACTTACATAAACCTCTACATATATTCCCTCATACATCCTCTCTGAATCAGAATCAAAGAAGATATCACTTCTAAAGTTTACTACTTTACCTGCGGCTATTGGTAAATGTTGTTCTCTAACATTCCCTCGAAAATTATTAAAAGCTTTACGACTAGCTTCAGCGGTAACAACATCTCCAGTTCTATCCACATTATCTAATGTAGCAAAACCGGAAACAGTTCTTTTTTCTTCATTGACTTTGGCGAAAGGAACTCCAATTTGAAGCTTTTTATCTAAAGTCGTACAAGTAGCTTTCTGTATCATAACATTTCACATTATAAATCATAAATTATTATTGTGCAAATTTATGCTTGTTGTCTCCCCTCTCCTTGCGTAGCTCGGCCTTCGCCACTTTTATCTGGCGAATTAGCAGAACGATCTGCATCTCTTGTTCTGTTAGCAGAGGCTTGTGCTCTTTGTTCTGCTGCCTGTTGAGAATTAGCTTGCCATGGTTCTCCGCCTTTACCATCTGGTCGAGGTGGTTTTCCATCTCTCGCTCTAATTTCATCTGCAACATCAATTCCCATACGAACCCTTCTCTCATCAATTTGAGATTGTGCATCTTCATCGGTTAGCGATAGTTCACTTAGCTTAAACTCAAACATATCCGTTTTTTCATGAAATATTTTGTTGATTTTTTTTTCTATAATTCTTTGCTCTGGTCTACACACTGATTCTTTAAAAACTTTATCCGCATCCCGCGCGGCGGCTAAACCAGTACTATCTAATAGCCCAACTCTACTTTTGGGGGTACGATGAGCCATAAAAATCTCATCATTATTTGATTTTCTATATTCATTAAATGATGAATCTTGAGTACTTGCCTCAATTGCTTGGAACTCAATTTCAGTATCTTTGTCTGGAAGAGGAATATAAATGCTTCTATGATGTTTTCCTCTTAACCCGGTTTCAAAAAATTCTACTAATTGAGCAATACTACTTTGCGATAATCTTCCACCTTTTGCCATAATGACAAACCTAGGAATAGCTTTGTTTTCAAAATAATCCAAGTTATATCTTGACGCAAATTCATTTCCAGCTAGAGCCGCTTTAGCAGAAATAATATCTGGAACTCCATAATAATTTCCAGTTGGAGTATATTTCTTAAAATGAATAATTTCGTTTGGTTGAGCATCGTTAGTCACTGGATTTGGATTTGTATCTCCAAAATTTCTAAAATAACACACTCTTTCTCCGACTAATTGAATATAACCATCACGATTTACTCTTACTCTAATTGTTGTTGCTGGGATATGACCAATATATTCTATGGAGCCGGTTAAATCTCTACCAACTTCAACATAAGCATTTCCAGTAGATTCATAATCTTTCCAAATTTTTTGTAAAACTTCCTCAAATGAACATTCATCATTTACATTATCTAACCATTTATTAAGTAAATTTTTAGAATCTGAAAGTTTTTGTTCTAAGATTTCTAATTTTCTACTGGATTTCATTTTACCCTTAAGACTTTTTGTTTGATAGGTTTCAATCCAATCCCAACCTAAACCAACTATATTATCTGTTTTAGCATTTACAGAAGATCTATGAGCAGAAGAAATATCATAAAGTTTAGCAAGATAATCCATATTATATGTTGGAGTTACACATTCTAAATATGAATAACCTAAAACTTGTTCCTTTTCAATTCTCTTTGTTTTTACTTTTTTTTGAACAGTGCGATCCGCAGCACGAATAAAGTTTCTATTTAATCCTTTTAGTGCTCTAACATCATCTAAACCAATATTAAAAGGATCATCTTCTTCACTCTTGCTGATGAAATTTAGTTTACTAACATAAACTTCTTCTAATTCATCATTACTCTGCTCTATCATTTTCTAGCGTATCCTTATAATTGCCAATATCATAGGGATCAGGGATCAATCCTGATGACATTCTTTCTGTTTGTTCTTCTAATTCCTCTTCTGTAACTCTCCGGGCTCCTTCTAAAAACAAGGGTGATCCTTCATCAATCCCAAGCTTCTTAGCCGCATTTGATATTTTAGTTATTGCGGTTATATCACCCCGCATTGCCGGAATATTCATAACATCTTTATTTTGGTCAGTAACAATTTGTCCATTTGGCATTTGCCAAACATAAAGGCCTATATTTGTTTCACTTATTACAGTAACTTTACTACTTTTTAAACCACTCATGACCATATTTTAACATAAAAAAATATTATGAATCAAATTTTTAGATTTTTAATGGCCTCCGGCGCCAACAATTGCCCAAGAATAAGAATATGGAAGATATGCCGTACCAGTTTCTGTTGTTCCCTCTGAAATTATTACCACAGATTCATCAAAACTAATTGAATCTGCCCCAACCAAAATAGAGTATAATCTTTCTGCTTGAGCTTGAATTATTTCATTTGGATAGGCAGTAACAGATAAATAAGATATATCAAATGAATCTTGATTCACAGAATCATAATTTAAATAGAACTGATTTGATGATGGTGAGCCTTCCACCAAAATCAATTGATACCATTGTCCAACATGAATATCATCTAAATCTGTAACTAATTGACCATTGAGGTAGGCAGTGTAATTTTCTATTGATCCACTAGGACCATATGAAGCTGATCCATCACCAGAACTAAACACGTAAGTTTTATCATTTAGACTATGAGCCTTAAAAATTACTTCAATACTTTTTGGTATATCTGTTATTCTATTGGAAATCCATGTTCCCTCATATCTACTTCCCGGCAAAAACACTCCATCTGGGCAATTTACCATAGACTCATCTATAAAAGATGGATACAGTGCTGTTTCTTCCAATATTAGACTACATGGAGTATTAAAAACTACATTTGCCTGATAATAACCTTGAACAACTATTTCAAAATCACTAATTTGTTCTACCCCACTTCCATTTTTTCTCAATGAAATTAATGGCTGTCTTGTTGATGGAACAAAAAATGCATAAGAATTAAAATCTATCCAACTACCTTGGTTTATTTTGTATTGTAAATCAACTCTTTCATCTTTACTTACAATTGAAATAAATGAAAATTGATCATCCACAATAGGAACCTGTACATAATAATATCTTTCTAATCCTATATCATCATAATAAACAAAATCACTGTAGTTAATTTTAGTTTGAAAAGTTGGCTGAATTCCATCAAACAGAGTTGTTATTCCACCATAAACTTTTGATGAATAAAAAGAATGTCCGCCATTTGAATCATTAATAAATTTTGCTTTATCAATTAATGGTGAATCATAAATTCCAAAACCATCTAAAAGAAAAAATCCAGAACTTAAAGTATTTAGCCCAATCTGAACATCTGTTATGGACAGAATTGGATCTCCGCGATATTCTAATAATGTTGAAAAATTATTAACACTAAAGTCTGCGTGTATATCAGAAAATAAAACCCTAACATAATACTTTTTAGACCAATCTTTTACATCTATTTGTTGAATAACTGGTGTTGTTACACCCCAAAAAGTAAAATATAACCTTAAATCAAATCCATTTTCCGTTGCATAAATACCCGTACCTGAATCTGGATCAAAAAAGATAGGAACATCTTCTTGTGGCTTATTAATAAACAAAACAAATTCTATTGTTGTTCCCGGGATAAAAAAATTGCCACTACCAGATATATCAATTTGTTGATTGTTGTTGATTCTAATTGAATTTGAATGTCCAACAATAATTGATTGCCCTGTTGTAGTGGCGGTGCTTGTATCAATGGTAAAAAGACCTCTCCCAGATTGATCAGAAATAGAAGGAGAGGCCAAATAAAATAAAGGATTCTGTGAAAAAGCTAATTGATCATAAGTATTCATGATTATGGGGTTGCGTAATAGATTGTTCCTTCCCACTCACTTATAGGACCGGGGGCGGAAGGATATGGTCTTGCTGCAACATTTCTGTTAGTTTCAATACAGGCTGAAATATTATTTGAACTAGTATATCTTATTGTCATCATAGATTCTAAATTGTATAACAACCATGGTGGGCGAGCATCGGGTGTTAATGTCCAGTTTTGCCAGTTTTGAGCTGATGTTCCACCAGCACGTCTATATCTTTTTGGTGTTTCCGGACCATTATCCCAAATAAACAAAAGCTCATGCACTGTTGCGTTAGCTGTTGTTGTGGCTAAAGAGACATAAACACTGCCCAACCATCCACCAGACATAGGTAGATTTATCATATGCTTAACATTTGTTCCCGCTGGCAATTGAATGGTAAAGGCAGACATAATTGTGATTATAACATAGTTTCATTATGTGTTCAAACATTTAAAAAATGCAACATAGTATATTTTATTGTTGTATTCTAAAAATGATATATCAATGTCAATGGGTATTTGTTTTCCACCTTTTGTTAAAATGGAAGGATTTAGACCATGTCTATTTACTTTCTTCTCGGGATTTTTTGTAAACTCTTTTTGTTTGGTTTTATGCATTGATCTAAATTTGATTGGAATAACATTTCTTATATCTTTTCCAATAATATCTTTATTGGAAAAGCCCGTAGAATCTGTAAAAGAATTATTAATCATATAAAATTTATATGATTTATCAAACACAGCAACACTTAGTGGGCATTCATCAAACAGTAGTTGCCAAATTTCTGCTCTCTCAACAAAATTATCTATCCTGTTAACTAAATTATCTAAATCTATTGACTTCATCCAATAAATTATATTGTATACCTATATATAAAACAAACAGCCCTCAATGAGGGCTGTTTAAAATATCCTAAGTAGCAGCACGAATGCCCGCTTCTCTACCACAAGTAGATTGTATTTATTATATCATTCAATCTTTAGATTGAAAAGTTGCAGTGCCCGTTACCGTAACAGATTCACTAAGCGCCTCTTTAGTTCCATCTTCCGCCGCTTGTTTTACCGCAGCTAAATCTATATTAGATCCTTGTGCTAGTTGATTAACAACGCTTGTTAATGCAGCAACTTGACCTTTCAATTCAGCAATAATTGTGTTGATGGTGTGATCTGTTTTCCAATCATCCCATAATATTTGTGAATGTAAGTTTGTTTTCTTTTGAGGATTTGCTGGATTATCATGTTCTTGATAAAAGAAATCTCTCAAAGCATTATATGCATTTTCGTAACTCAACTCTTCATCACCTCCTAGTGAACTTATTGTTTTAGCTTTTTCAATTACATAATCCCATGGGAAATTTGGACCAGGGTCCCAGTGAGAACCATCCTTCATTCCCTCGGTCCAATTAATATGTCCAATAACACCAGATTTTCCTTCACGAACTTGTGCTGAAGTTAATTTGATGATAGGAATTCCATTTGCTTTACATCTTTCCGCTATCCATCTTGCTGCATTATCTAAAGATCCTTTATAGTTTTTGAACCATTCATCTCGTGTAGTTTTAGCAAAGCCGCAAATTTCTGCATTTTCAGAAATAGCGTTTCCACTTCTTAAAGTCCAGGAAGCTACACTATAAGGAAGGATTTGAAGAATTCCATTGTTATCAACAGCAACATGACTAGAGGCATTACTAGATCTAGCAAAGAAAGCCTCTAAATCAGAATTCTTTCTAATACCCTCTGTAGTGTGCAAAACAATAAGTTTTACTTTATTTGATCCTCTAGAACTATAATTTTTTGTTAGAATTTTGTTCACCTCCAAGCTATATAATAGCAATTTAATTTTCTAATATCAAATATTATTCTTCAAGGGGATTTCACATACATCATTTGAGCAATACCGTTCACCTTGTGCTTCTTCTCCGATTGTATATGAAGCAGATGTATCAATCTTTAATAAAGATGATGAAAACTTCTCATATTCTTCCTTCGTAATAGAAGTATATGGTTGTTGCGGATAAACATCATTTCCCATTGGTAAAAATGACACAGTTTTCAATTTACCCTCATACATATTCAAAACTGTGTTAATATATTCCGTTTCTAATTTTTTATCAAAACTTACAGTAACAGAAACACTATTGTCCGCCCAATAACTCTGAGCCTCGGCGGCGAGGTTAATTTTCTCAAAGATTGATACATCCTTATCTGATCTAACATCAGTTTTGATCGGCAGATAAACAACCTTAGTATTGGCTGAAACAATATCGTCCTCAACAATATAATTTGCTAATTCAAACTGCTCTACCAATGGATCTAGAGCAGATAATCTTATAGCTCTCAAGTAATAGCTACCAGCTGGTGGCCAGTGAACTCCAGGAGTTGCACCACTCAATAAAGAAACTGTTCCACTCGGTTTTATTGAAGTTTTCTTTATTGATTCTCTAACCCCCAACCATTCTGAATACTGTTCATCTCTATTAATTATCTCTTTATATCCAGTATTTAACCAATCTCTTACTACCGGCAAACCATTCTTATCTGAAAATCCGGCAATTCCAGTAATAGATGTACCAATCCTTCTATTCCTTTGCATAACTGCATTAGTTCTATCCCATTGAGTTGATAAAAGTGTAACAGTTTTACCATACAAATAGGCAAATTTTAATGTTCTCAAAAAATCTTCTTTAGACTCAGCTCTATTAATATGAATTTCAACTAGAGTGCAGCACTCAAAAGATTCAAGGGACTGTTCAGCGCAATTATGAACCTTGATTCCATTCGCCCACCCCCAGTGAGTTATTGTTTCATTAAAATCATACACTGGTTCATAACCCAAATAATCAACAGAAACAACTGTTACTCTTCTTGGTGAATATGGTGTGAAACGACCATAACAGGGCAAGCTTTTGTGTGCGTGAATAAATCCAATTTCTTTTTGAAATCTAGAATATTGCTCAACGCTACCTATATTTAAATTATATGATTCTTTGCTAGCATGAACTCCATTATCCCATTCGATATCAGTTACCTTATTAAGCGCTATATATGAATTATAGCCTAATGCCGATAAAATCCTTTGGCAATCTTGAATCATTGAATAAGATATGCCATTTAGATCAATTCTATTATATTTTGGCATTGCATCACCATTGGCACTGAATTGCCCCTTGAGAAACTTCCTCATTGACTGAGCCGACCAGGTAAAAAATTGGTCAGGATATTGTCTGGTTGGCAGTGGATCTAAAACAAAACCATGCTCTTGCATTTCTTCTACCATGTTCACAATCCTATATAGTCCATCTTGTGAGCACTTAATAAATCTATCGAGAAGTTTAGTGGATAGAAACTCAATTATTTCAGGATCATTAGTTTTTATGTAAACGGATTTATCACCATTTTTTTGAACATAACCATCACCAAATAACAAACCATAAACTTCAGCATGTTCTATTTCTAGACCATTATGATAAGTTCCGCTTGTGTTAAAAAATGGAGCTATTTTCATACCAGGCTCAAGGTCACCAACCTCTATTTCATATTGTCCATCTACTTCAATGATATGATTTTTAGTTAATTTTACTTCTAAACCATTAGATAATTTGACAGAATAAACTGCTTTGTTACCAGTATACCAAGCATATGAATGAGTGAATTTTCCATCACCGTTATAGATATTAAAGCTTTCTAATTTAGCCAATTCACAAATGTTTATGAGTCCAGAATCTGTCAGCAATTTAGTATCACCAGTTAAACAAGGATTGTACCCAGCAGCGCGGTGATCTTTATTGTTTACTGGATCGATCAGTCTTCCATATTTTTTAGTTGTATCCATCCAAATAAATCCAGGTTCACCATTATCAGATATTCTTTCAGAAAAAGAAGAATAATCCTGCCCCACTTTAACATCTAGGCTATTATTGCTCATCCACCCCCAGCCGGGGGAATTTGGATCATATGAATTTCTTTCTGGAAATATTTCTGGATTCTTTAGATTGATAAAATCAAAATCATCAGGGTCACCCATTGCTAGCTCAGCACTATTATGAACAACAATTCCATCTGTAGTAAACTGGTGAACATCCTCAACTTCAATATCATATGTTTGAACAGTTCTACCTGACGTAATACTAAGAACAGGAGTTGGAAGAAATACACCTGGATTAAATCCATGAGAATCCAACCAAGAAGTTGTTACACCACCATTTGTTTTCCATCCTCTAATTCCCAACTCTTGATAAATCATTTCAAATGGATAGGAGAAATCAATGGGGGAGGCACTTATCTCTGGTAGTTTTTCTAATTTTCCAGATTCTCCGTGTTCTTGCATTATTGTTTTAGCCATTAACCTAGATCTATTTCCAGTTACTTTTATTGCATAAAACTTCTCCCCTCTACTATTTGTAATGCTAACAGATGACCCAATACCCAATCCTGAAAGCATAGAAACTATTTGTCTACAATAATGATTGTACTTTGTTGCTGCAATTTCAATAACACCATCTGATCTAGTACGGCCATCCGCATCCATAAGACCAGCGAGATAAGCAGATCTTTGAGAAATTGAGGCAGCATTAATAAATTGTGGAACATTGATGCTCTCATTGGAAATCTTAACATTTTGTTGGAACCACGAATTTAAAGAGGCTCGATGAATTCTCAATCTATTATGATTAATTCTTCCACTACATTTTTTAATTTCTGCCGCTACGCCAAACTGTTCTGAAAATATCCTTCTGGCTTTTTCTAAAACTTCTATATAATTGTCATGAGCAGTTATTTCAATCGATTTTCCATCTTTAGAAACGTGTCCATCCCCATGAATATATCCAATTAACCAAGCAAGATCATCATTTAAAATTTTAGGAAATACAACTGTTTTACTGTTAAAGTGTCCATTATCTTTAAACTCTGGGAGACTACAAAAAGGATCACCCTCATATCCGGCAGAATCCCATACAAGTCGATCAGCAATTTTAATATCGGAGGCATTCTTAAATTCATATGATCCAAACGAGTTGAATACTGCAACTCTGTGATTGGGAGTGCATTCAAGTCTTCCAAATCTATGGTTAAGAACAATAGTATCTTGCACTCCCGAATCCATAACGGCAGAAACCTTATGTTTTCCAGATCCAGTAACAATTTCATCACCAATATTAATTGACCCAATTGAAATCATGCCCTTGCTGGTTTGAACTAATGCATCATGTGGCAAGCACCGGCGAACATTTCCAGCGACAACACAAGTTCCAATCAAATTAAATATATCTGCAAGAAGAACTGTTCCTAAAGTTTTTCCAATTTCTTGTTCAAAAAGTTCTGCAATTTTTTTGTGAATTCTTATTAATGGTTCAGGTCCTGAGGCAGTACCACCAAATCCCTTGATTGGTTCTCCATAGGGTCTAATTTCATCATAGTTAAAAACTATTCTTTTCTGATCAACCTTCAAATATGAATTAACAAGAACCCTAATTGATTCAGCCCAGCCTTCCCTAGTATCCGGAACAATAAACTCCACTGTTTCGTTTAATGGAGAAAAAATTTCTAACTGTTTTTCTTTTATCTTTGTATCCCAACCTATACCAACACCAAGCATTAGTGCATCCATAACCCAATAAAAAATATAACCTGGATCATTTTTATCAATATCTTTACTGCTAACAAAACCGCAATTTTGAAGAGCTGCACTATTTTTGCTATTCATAATAAAATCAGTACCCATCATCCAGATACCACGGCCTGGCGGAGTCCATTTAAATTCAAACATTCTTTCAAATGCTTCTTGAGCAGAGGCTTGAGCTTTTCTATCATTCCAGGGCAATCGATTTGATCGAACGTAATCTTTTTGAATAGAATACGTTCCCTCAATTACTCTCTTGCACACTTCCCACCATTTTTCTTTTGACCCATCCTCTTTAAGCCTAGAATATGTTCTTATAAAAGTTATCTCTCCTAAAGAATTTCCGGCGGCGTCCGAAAATCCCCAATTAACTTTTTTATTTTTAAATTTTTCTAAAAAGTGATCTGGCAAACTAAAACTTTTATTCAACTGACCTCTAAAACCTTTCCTGCAAATGTAATCGATTCATCAAATTCTTTTAAATATTCTTTTGCTTTAATAAGCAAATCTCCATTGTGAAAAAATTTGCCAAGACCTATATTACAATCTTGGCATAGTAACCCCCGGACACATAATTTACATGCTATTCTTCCGGGGTGACAATCATGATCGTGATCAACAACCAAAGTTCCTACTTCTTGTGGAGTTCGCAAACAAATCTTACATCCACCATTTTGTTGATCTAACATATCATCATACTGATCAAGAGTTATTCCATAATAGTACTTAAGCTTTTGTTTTCTTGAAATATTTTTATCACAAATCTTACATTCCGCGCGTTTTGACGTAAACTCTTGATCTTCTTTTTCAACCTTACAGGTTCTACATATTTTCATATAAAACACC